AACAATAAGGGATACGAAGAAGTTATGTCTGCATACGACATGTTTCGAAAAGAATTTGACAAGATGAGCGAGAAAGAGAAACTAGATCTTGGTCTCTCTGGCTTGGTTGCCATGCATCAAAAAGATGGCGGCGCATCTGCTGCACCAATGAGAAGAAGCAAATCAACTGGTCTTCTTGGAGACGACTGGGATAAACAAGGTCGGAACCAAGATATATCCAATGACAAAAGCTCGGAAACAACAATCATTGGGTTTGATAACACCGCTATAACGTCTCTTGTTGATCGTATGAAGCGAGAAACATACAAGGTTACGGTGACAAACATGTTGTCCGACCTTGTTGAACCGTTTGGATATAAGTTAGACGAACTACTTATTCGGTCTCAGATCTTTGACGCTCGTATGCACAGTGAACACTTCTTGTATTACAGAAGTATAATAAGTTCAATAAAAGGACTTGGCACGGGGCTTACAGATACATTTATTGAATCAATGGTGCTTCAATATAGAAACTTCATGCGTCATCCAGTATGGAACACACTGAAAGTTCTCACTAACAAAGTGATCATCCCTCTGTATACTATGACGGATGGGATTCTGTTTGGTTTCAAGAAGAAAGAATCAGACACAGATCGTATTGTCAATGCAATTGAGAGACAAACTGAGTTCCAAAGAACCGGAAAGATCGAGGATGACTCTAATTCATTTTCTCGACTGTTCCGTACAGGGATCGTCAAATCGATGGGTAGAAGCCTTCTCGATACTGGCTCTGGTGGTACGATTGGCATTGGTGCAGCACAAGCAGCACAAGAGAAGAAAGGTCGTGGCGAAGAGTTGACAGGTAAAGACAAGATGTCACTCAAGCTGTTCGGTAAGTATACCGATGTCTTTGACGAGCGTCAAGAAGACACGACACAAAATGACTTTCTTCTTGATGAGCTTGTTAAGATCAGAGAATGGGCTCAGCTAATCCACAATGCTTCCTATACTGGGTTTGATCGTCTTTTGTCGTTTCATGAGAATGCGTTCAAACTTTCCCATGAGAATGCTCTTGCTTTTATTCAGTGTTGCCAAGCAGAAGAAGAAAAAAGGCTACTCATAGATCATGACACTCAGCTTCCAACAGACCCTACGCTTAATAGCATTTTGGATCTTATGAATAACCCTTCTGTTCGTGAACAGGAGGAACAAGCCGAACGCGATGATCGTATGGAAGATATTGCGGCCTCTGTTAGAGGAGTTAAAGGGAACACAGAACAGACAACAGAAGAACTCGATGAACACAATAAACGTGAGACGCGCAGATCGATCTTTGGTTTTATTGGAGGTGGTCTGAGTGCTCTAGGATCGTTGGGGTCACTAGGGGGTCTTCTTGCGGCTGGTGGTCTGGTTATTGGATGGAACAAACTTCCTGATTCAGTGAAAGAGGATATAACCAATGCTGTGAGTAAGGGATTTGTTGAGGGTATGGGCTTACTAGGCAATATGATGGATGGGTACGACTGGGTACAATTGGTTAGTCTTGGGCTAATGTTCTCTCCTATTGGTGTAGCACTCAAGGGTATCGCTGCTGCTATTTTTGTTCTTACTACCTTAGTCGAAGGTGCGGCTGAGATCAGTGATGCTCCAAGAGTTCGAGAGCAACGCTTAATACTAGCCAACATACAAGAGAAGCGTTCCAATCTTAAACATGAAATAGGGAGGAGAGCTCGTTCGGGTGATTCCACTCCCGAAGAGATGAAGGCAATGAGAGCAAACCTTGCTGAATTAGACCAAGCTGCATTGGTTCAAACTCGTTTGCTGGTAAAAACTCGACAGAACGTTGAAAAAGAAATGGACTCTGGCAACTACACGGTGAGTGATGCTGCTGTCGGTGCTATCGCAACCTTGATCGCTCGCAAAGATGGAATGGATCTTTTTGTACGCCCAGGATCAGTTGATGTTAAAGAAGACCCAACATACATAGCAGCAGCCAACGAATTGGCAACAATGAGAGATGAATATGAAAAACTTGGCGATAAAGTGCATGAGCAGTCTATCACTAATCCTGGAATCTATGATCAATACAACCCCATCCTAGACAAAATGTTAGAAAGTATCGAAAGAGAAGAACAAGCCATGAAAGATATGGAGCGATCTCTTGAACGTAACCTTGAAGGGTCTTTGCTTTCGCGTGGGGCACTTGATAGTGCATTACAAGTTGGAATGCCTTCGGCTATGTCTTCCGATGGTGTTTCTGGTATGAGTGGGAAAAAGTCGTCCTTTTACAAGAAGTACAAAGAAGAGATCGAGGCAATTGCTTCTCAAGTTGGCGTTAGCCCACGCATCATAGCTGCTAAACTTGCCTTAGAAACTGGGTGGGGAGAAAGTGTTATTCCCGGCACCAACAACTTAGGAAACATCAAGGCAGGCAAAAATTGGGATGGGAAGACAAAAATAGCACTTGATCAAGCAGAAGGATCTATTGACGCATATAGAGTGTATGATGATCCAGAAGCGTTTGCTAAAGATTACGTTTCTGTTATAAAAAGAAACTTCCCTGATGCAGTAGGAACAGGAAACGATGTCGATGCATTCTCGGCTGGACTTAATAATGGAAAATTCGGTAGTTATGCAACTGATCCCCACTATTGGGATAAACTAAGAAAGACTGTTGATTCAGTTGTTATACCAAAAGAAACCCCACCAACGACGATTCTGATTACTAAACCATATAACAGAGATACCACATCTTCTCTCAATACAGGTAACAGCAGAACAGACAAAATCCTGTACGATGGGTTTAGTTCTATGACTACGGCGTTCATGGCATTAGCAGAAAGCGTCTCGGATGTTGTTGGGCAATCACAACAAGATCAGAACACTGCCTCTCTGATTACTTAAAAGGACACACAATAGCATGACACAAGCAAAGATGAATGAGCTTGATGATAAGTTCAAAGTGAGAGTTAGCTTTGATATGGGAGGACAATTGTTTGAGGTGTTTGCTCCCCTTCCTGATGAGTTTGGTATGACGGTGGGGTCTGAGTTCTCGGCTCCATTTGATGCAAACTTTCTGAGTGGTACTATGGCTAAGGGGATTGCTGGGATTGCTGTAGCAAAAGGAACAAACAAAGATTCTTCTGGTCTTGGTAGTAAATTGGGGGTAGTGACAAAGAAGTATTACTCTAACCCCGAGCCCTCTGAGATCTCTTTTGATCTTCAGTTTGAAGCCTATTACGATGCCAAGCAAGAAGTGATAAACCCCGTCATTCTATTGATGGCAGCAGGGCTTGGTCGTAGTATCACCACAGAGAAAGCCAAAGAAGTCATTTCCAATCTAATTGGTGATTTGGGACTAGACTCATTTGCAGAAATGGTGATGCCAGCCTCTAACGTTGTGCCAAGTGATCCAAACATAGCATCGAGAGTGTTTGAATTCCTTGAGTTTGTTGCTGGTCCAGCTATCTCTAAAATTGAGTTTGGAAAAGTGTTGGTTCTCAACAACGCATACATCTCTAGTGTTGCTCCACAGTTTTCTAACATATTAGACGAACGTGGGTATCCTATGTCGGCCTCATGTTCTGTCACAGCAGTGCTTGAGAAAGACCCCATCATCACAGATGACCCATTGTCTGGCCTTCGTTCGTTCTTCACACAAGATGCTGCCGCTGGCATCGATTGGGGGTATTGATAATGCCATCTATTACAAAAAGAAAATATATGTATGACCTAGTGACAGTTGATGGTGTTTTTGAGTTGGACTATCTTAGTTCTCCTCTGACAATAATCAAGCTTAACACTACCAAGGTGATAATGATAACAAGGGCGACAGAGTATCGTCCTGATCTTGTGTCTCTAAAGGAGTTTGGCACCTATGATATGGGGTGGTTAATTAGTTTACATAACGATTTCCTTGATCCCATCTATGACTATGAGATTGGCAAAGAAGTGAAGATCCCCAACTTGGATCAGTATTATCGCTACTACAATCGACATTCTCGGCGGAGACGTTGATGATTATATTTGAAAGACACATCGAAAAAGATGGAGCAGGAGAGGATGTTATGGTGCGACTAGAGACTGATGCAGAGGTTGGCGCACAATACATCATCCCCCAACAAATCCAAGTCATGGAGGGGTTGTCTGTTGGTTCTCCGTATGTGAAGATTGATTTTGTCGATGGAGATGGTGATCTTTCTAATATAAAGAAACTGAATACAAACGTTGTGTATACGTTGTCCTATGGAAACGAGGTTCATGGTCTTCGGGTTATGAGAATGTATCCAGTGAAAACAACCTATGCAACAGGGAACTTGGGAAAATCTGAGAACGTTAAATTCACCGTTCATTTCATTCATGAGTCATATCGTAAGATGATCCATCAAACGAGAGATCGTGCATGGAGCAATAGTCGATACCATGATGTTGTTAAACAACTAGCCACTGAATGTGATTTGTCTATATTGGGGATAACACCCACTAAACATCAGATCGATTTCATCGTTCAACCTTATTGGTCAAACCTTCGGCTTCTAAAAGAGATTGCTGATAAAGCAACCCCCCAAGATACAGCAAAGAGTGGTCACTTTGAGTTTGGTCTGTCTCTTGAAGGAGAGTTCTTCTTTCTCTGTATGTCAGATCTAATGGACAAGGTGCATGAGAGAACAGCAAATAGACCAGCAAGTGAAAACCGAGATGGTATTCCAATACTCAAACTACAAGGTAGTCCATTCCTAGACGAAGAACGTCGTCGTATGCTTGAAGAAAATGGGTTTGTTCCACAAGTGTTCTATTCATATGCGATTGATGAGGCATATCTTGATTCAATCACACAAGGAGCAGCCGGAACAACAGATATGTTCTATGATTTCAAAACAGCAAAATACCAAAAGGTGAAAACCACATTATCTGAGTCTGATATTGCGATGTTGTCTGAATGGTCAAACATACACAAAGATGACGAGCTTTCTCCTGTCAGAAACTATCGAGGAAGAAATATATATGCATCAGAAGAAGGACGTAACCGTGTGTCAAGCCTTGTCAATACAACACAGAGAATGAACATCTCATTCGATAGCACTCCCTTCATCAAAGCAGGAGACATCGTTGAAGTGGTGATTCCTACTCCGAGTGAAGGATCTGATGCGCCTTTTAACGAGATACACTCTGGCTTCTATGTTGTTGCTGAAGTGAAAACAGATATCAAGATGTATCGTAAAACTGGGTCATTAACTACTATCAGCCTCGCAAGACAAGGAAATGACGACAAAGAAATGGAAGGGTATGCTACAAGTGTTAAGGGGAAAGTGAGTGTATAATCCAAAAAAAGACAAAAAAGAACAAGAGGCAAAGTTCTATGGTAACTATCGCGGAGAAGTGGTGGATGTTCAAGATCCAATGAAAGCTGGGCGAGTGAAGATTCGGGTTTTCTCTATCTATGATGATCTATCAGAAGAATCTCTTCCATGGGCAATCATGGCAGATCCGTTCATGGGAGGACAGGCTGGGCTTGGTGGTTTCTTTGTTCCAGACGTAGGCTCGCATGTGTGGGTGTTCTTTGAAACAGGAGACTCAGAGCAACCTGTCTACTTTGCTGGGGCTCCAGCTAAGCCACACTTCCCTCCAGAGAGGAACACCAACTATCCATTCAATCATGTGTACAAGACGAAAAGCGGGCATCTCATAGAGATCAATGATGGGGCCAGTATCATTCATGTTCTTCATAATTCTGGAACAGAGGTGTGGGTTGATGCTGATGGGAATGTTCTTGAGAACATCGTTGGGAACGTAACACGAAACATCTCTGGCAATGTCACAGAGTCAGTAGGTGGGAATTACACCAGTAATGTATCAGGAGATGTTGTTATTACTGGTGATACAATCAACCTGAACTAACCTTCCATAGAAAAAAAGAAGCTCTAAATATGCCTATGAGAGATTACATCTATTCCGACACACAACATCCCCTCACCATTCAACCGAGTGGAAACGTTGGCGTTGTTTACAACGAAGAGGCAATCAAACAAAGCCTCACAAACATTCTTGCAACGGTTGCTGGTGAACGGGTGAGGTCTCCCATTGGATCTAGTTTGTTGCGTTATCTGTTTAGACCGATGGCAAAGAATTCAGAGAACGATATTCGAGATGTCATCATCAGAGACATCATGAAACATGAACCTCGCCTGAGTGGCTTAGAGGTGTATGTTCGAGCCAACTTCGATAAGAACTTATATGATGTCGTCATTATAGCCCAAATAGCCCAGATTAGACGCCCCATTGAAGTGAGAACACGTCTTAGATCAATGACAACAACATAAAGGAATAGGAATAAGAAAATATGAAAGATTTGACAAATTACGAGTATACCGCCCTTGTCGAAACTATGACAGATCTGCTTAAAGATCAACCCGGTTGGGGAGATGGGTACGAGTCTTCTGTCGGGCAGACACTGATTCAGCTTATGGCTGATGTCACCGACAACTTACACTTCATGTTGGAGCGTCGGGCACAAGAAGCTTTCATTTCTACAGCTAGAATCCCTTCATCCATCATCGCCCATGCGTCTGAACTTGGGTATCGCTCAAGACGTAAAGTGAGTAGTACAGGAACGATTCGGTTAACACTTCTTGATGAAGATGATAACCCCATTGCAGCACAAGGACGTATTGATATCTCGGCTGGAACTGCTCTTACTGCGGTTGATGAAAACTTTGTCACTGCCGACGATGTGTTCATCAATGCTGGTGAGTCTTATGTAGACATCCCAATCAAAGAAGGGCTAAAAATCACCAAGACATATGATTTCACCAGCGATCCATATCTAACTGATCCAACAATCGTTATAAAGGACTATATTGACATTGAAGAATACTCTCTTCAGGTTGGAGATAGAACTGGGACATTTTCCGACATAGCAGCAAGAGAGTTAAAAGACAAAAACATTGTTGCCTTGAGCTATGCACTTCCTTCAGACAAAGTGTATGATATCAAATATGCAATGGAAGGGATGCGTATTGTGTTTGGAGACAACGAGTTTGGTCGTAGTCCTACGGGGATTGTCACTATTGAATGGGTGCAATCAAAGGGAGACGACGTTGGTGTTATCGTTACTGGACGAGAGTTCTCTATGGAAAGTGAGTTCTTGTTTGATAATGAACCAGTGAGTCCGCGTAATGCATATCTGTTTACAATGGAGAATATCACTCCTATTCGGGGTGGAGCAGATGAAGAGACAAGTGAAGATATTGCTGCCAACGCGGCTGTGTTTGCTAGAACATCAAATAGGGCTGTCACTAACCAAGACTATGAATTTATCACGTTGCGAAGTGGTATTGGTAGTATTGTTGATGTTCATTCATACGGAGAACATGAGATTGATTCTCTTATCTATAAGATGAACAATGTCTTTCTGTCATACATTACATCAGACAATCTTCCTCTGAACATTGAACAGCGCAAACAACTTCGAGAGTATGTAGATAGATTCAAAATCATCACCACCCATCTCGTTATCAGTGAATCTGACAAGATTGAAGCTGTGTTGGATGTTGAGTTCAAACGACACCCATCGCTTCCTATTGCAGATGCGCATTTGTATGATGTGTTGGTGGAAGATATAAATGCTTTCTTTGAATTGACTCGTGGGTCAATCTCAAAAGAGATCCAACATTCAGAGTTGATTAGGCATCTACAAAATAGAACGTATACGTTCAATGGGGTGGTGTATCCTATCACTGACTTCGTTCGAGTGGACATGACAGCACAATACGAGATAACACCATTAGAAACAGTTTATGATGTGTTGATTGATATCGATCCTTTCTATACACCAGTCGCTGGCCACAACTGGACAATCTCTCTTGATGGAATAGCACATACAATCACAGTAGAAACTAATGACACTATCCCGATAATTATCGCAAAGATGCGAGACGAAATATTTGAACAAACAAACTTCCTTCTGGCGATTAACGACGAAGTGACCTTACGAATCAAATCAGCATTCATTGATGCGCGATTCACGTTGGATCTCACTACAGGAGATTTTGCATCAGCGGTGAGTAGTGATGTTGTTTATGCAATTCCTGACCCTCGTTCCTCTGAATTTTCTGAGGTAGATGGTATACTGGCAGGTAGTGTTTCTCTTGTTGATGAAAATGAAAACATCTTATTCACTGATGATGGAGAAGGACTGATGGTTCCTGAGCCTGGCGTCGTCTTGCCGGAGTTTGGTATCAATTACCGAAACTCTACTTTGCTCTCTCCTCCATTCGATTCTACTATCAAATACTATGTTAGGTATCAACAGAACAGATGGCAAAATATTGCGACAAACGACAATACAGTGGTGGTCTTGTCTAAGTTTGCGGAGTCTTTTGCAGATACGCCATTGTACTCGAAGATAGAGATCCTTTGATATGAGATATACAGACCATCTTCCTAACCGAGTTCCTGAGTTCTTACAAGACGAAGAATCAGATCTACATACATATCTTGTGGCATGTGGTGAGTTGTTTGATGCTTTAAGTGACACAATCAAAGAACAAGATGTTTATAAAGACTATCGATATGTTCCCGAAGCCAGGTTGTCTCTTCTGGCTCGTCGATTTGCGTTCAACCCACCAACCAACCTTCCCTCTTCTCTTCTAAGAGGGATCGTTCGAGACTTGTCTCAAATCTACACGACTAAGGGAGTGGAGCAATCGTTGACATGGGTGTTTCGTCTTATTGGGTGGGACTCCACCATCGAGCATGCATGGTTGTTGAATCCAGAACGATATGACCCATATGCAAAAGTTGTGTATTCTGATTTCTATGAAAGAGACGGACTAGATAACGAAGGAGGGACCGCACTAAACTCTTTCTTTCCCCTTATTGGAGAAGGGTATGACATCACCACGGTTTATCAAGATTATATAACCAACCCATCTTTCATTCTTGATGGAAATTTGGTGATTGGTCGTAACTTCCTTATCTCCCTAGCAGTAGAAGGGGGGAACCCATACATCACTTCTGTTGATAGAGTGAATGTTGATTTTGATAAGTTGGACTATCGTAACTTTGTGTATGGTGATGCTGTTGATTTGAGCAATGGGACGTTCTTTACTGGTAGAAGCTATTTCTCACATGTAGACGAAGTTAAGAACGCTACGATCTTGGGAGAACACTATCGAAAAGAAGATATCGTTAAGTACACCTCGTCTGTTATCTCCACTCCGTACATTGTAGTGAAAGTTGATTCAGAGGACTACGAGAGGTTTACACGACCATATGTAGACGAAAATGGTGTGTTCTATAATTATACGGATAGAGAGAAATTCAGGGTCGCACAGACAATCATCGAATACATGTTATATGAGTTCATACGTCCAGCCAATGTTCGAATCATCATGGTGACATCTGCATATACGTTCTACGATGAGTTCTCTCTATCTGATGATTTTTCGATAGAATCTACTGCCACTTCCATAACACAATTAGAACAGCTTAATCTATCAGCAGAAAATTCATCGTTTGTAGATGTTCCGAATCCTGTCATTGGATCACCCAATGTTTTCGTTGGGGTGACATCTCACATATACGGATCAGGGCTCATGCCGCTTGAGGTATATACGATTGGAAAGATGGGCAAATATGAGATTCAAAATATCTCACCTGAGTTTCATTATGACTATATCGATGTTGACATGGTGGATATTGGCGGAGGGAAATTTGAGTCTTTCGAGAATATGTTGATTAGAACCCCATCAATCATCTCTGTCTACGCACCAAAGAACGCAGCATTGTATGGACAGGAAACAGAAGATTCTGATTGGGTATGGCTCGTTAACATCACACCCGGAACAAGTGATTTTCGTGTATTTGACTATACTCGAATCAAAGTCACCAACTATGACGATAGTGCGATTCTATCTGATGGGTTGTTTGATGTTATTCTAACGGTAGCGTGGGAAGACAGACAAGCCCTTGGCCCCATACAGTGGAATTTCCAAGAGGCAGCAATCTTCTCCCTGGCCGCCTAAATATATGATACAAACACATATAGGAATATTTTATGATTGACCAAAAAGATACATTACACTTCAATGGTCATCTTCGGATGAGAGAACGAGACAAGGCAAGTGGAGTGATACTGTCAGACGAAGGAGAAGGCAATGTCATCACCACGCAAGGTGCGTCAATTATTCTGAATCGGATGACGCAAGACACTGGTGGTTCTTTCATCAACACCATCTATCTTGGTGATGACGTGGGAGATGGGAATCTTCTTGATCCTGCGGTAGAACAAGATTCATTCACTGGTGCAACACAGGCGATTGTATATTCAGTACCATACAATGATATCAACATCATCTACCCAGATCCTTACACATTTGAAGTGACAACAGTTCTTGATGGAACATCTATCTTAGACAATAACTTTCCTCAAGAGATTGATTTGCGCTTCACATCTGCTACTCTTCGGTTTGATAACCTGGCTGCGTTTGCTTATAAACGATTCCCAGTTAGATCTCTGTCTCGGCTTGTTGACATCGAGATGATATGGACAGTTTCTCTTATCGACATTGCACAATAAATACATTTACATTATATCAGGAGTTTATATAAATGCCCCTTAACCCAGAAATTGGATATTACAACAATGGAGAACAAATTGACCAACAGGTTCTTAATAGACCTATTGAAGATATTGTTGCAAATCTAAATGCCATCCTTCTAATCGTAGATGGTATACCAACTTATACGGTGGCCGACGCAGAGAAGTATGTTCGGGTGAATATCAGCGGAACCGCGCTTGAATATGTTGATTTGGACATTGTTCTTATCAAGAAGCCCATTCCCACTAATCCAGCAGATGGATCTTCCACTGTTACAGTGTCTCCTGAGCTAACTGCTACGACGTACACTCCCATCTATTCAGCAGAT